TTCGGAATAGCAATAGACGGAACATTAATATTTAGAAAAAGGAATTATCCAGACGTTTCAACTTGGGAAGATCCTAAGATAATAATTTACAGTAATAATTGACATAAAATCTATTTGAAACGAGAGCTGGGGGGACTGTTGGGGATAAATGATACGTGGTTAAGGTTCAGAAATGAGGAAGAAATAGAATCTCAAGACGAATTAGATCAGATGAATTATAGCGGAATATACTTACTATCACAAAATTCAAAATTAGAATATGTCCGTAATTGTGTATTAGTTGTAATCGGCAAACCTAATATCTGTTGTGTTCAGAATCTATATAATTATAGCGGAGATACCTATAAATATCGAGTGAAATGGTTTAGTGACAGTTGGGGTAATTGGAAAACCGTATCTTTGAAATGATTAAAAAACGGGTGGTCCGGTACAAGCCGGTTCCACCCGATCCTGATATGCACAACGCCATGTGCAGTGCAAAGGTAATAAATATCTGAATAAACCGCTATATTTTTCAAGATATAGAGATTTCTTCCAAATCTGATATACTGATTTGATCTGTCACGTCTGTGAAATAAAAGCGATGAGGTTCATTTGCAAAAACCTCAATATTAGACCTCGACCACGTACCGTTATAAGTGTAAACATAAAAACTTGTTTCATCTTTAAAAAGTCTGATATTACTCCCTCCCTTTGCCAACAACATATTTGCAAATATATTATTGTCTGAGAGGATCACACGAATATATCTGCAAGTATCCGATGTACCATTAGGTGCACTATAGATATATAATCGATGGAGAATATTTTTGCCATAATCACAAACTTTAAACAAAGTAGCATTCTTTGATCCGCTAGAAATGCTATAAAACGTAGAGTTTAAGGCTTGTATACTATCGCTCAAGCCTGTTTTTTCTCTCGTAGCCGTACCGATCAGTTCCCCCAGAAGTAAAAATAGGTAAATTTTATGTCAAAGAAACCATCATCCAAGAAGACCAATTTGTTCCCCATTTTAGTCTAATATATAATTTTCCTATGTTATAATAACAAACTTGTAAAACCATGATGTTATTAACAGGTAATACTATTAAGATTCCATTATTATTACTATTAATAGATGGCATGTTAATGTCGCTAGGATAATTCCGATATATCCCTCCTGATATAAGTTCATTTGCATCCCCGAATGATGAGCCATTATCAGCTTCTGGTAATCTCCATAGCTTCAAACCAGTGAACAGTCCCCCCAGATCGCCAACAGGCAGAAATTCTTGTTTAAATTCCTACCTGTGTTAGTGTGCTGATATCTATATTTACCTTGGTTGCTGAAATGGTATTATTCATCGGTATACGGTTAGCAAAACATACTACAGCGTAGCCCCATCCTGCTACATAGACATAATAGTTATCATCATCATCTTTATACATTTTTATTGATAACGGTCCAGAATTATGAGTAATACATAAATTATTACCATAACCATGTCCGCAGATAATAGAGTAGTCATCAGCTATTGCCGAATTACCTTCACCAACAATCTTAACAATCAAATTTCTATTTCTCGTAAAATCAATCCTATATAAAGCCGGAGAGCCTGTGTTTGCTGATAGATTTATATAGTTTCCATTTTGCAGAAGTTCCCCCAGTTTTGATGCAAGTGACTGCATCGTCATTTGTGCGGCATCTCCGCTACTTTGTAAAACCCTTACATTTGCGGCATCTGTCACGGTCGGAAGTTCATTTTCATACACGTCATTTCCTGTTGCAGCAACGGCAGCAAATGTTGAAGTTTCTGACAAAGCCATAACCATTCTTGTGGAAACCATGTCCACCATCTCATCCACTGTTACATTCTGTTCGTTACCGTCTTTATCAACAGCCTTAAAACCAACAATATTGTCTAAATTCAAATCACTCATAATATCCTAATTTTATAAAGTTCTTATATAATTTTTCCACGCTTTTGAAGTGCCGCCAACCGACTTGTACATCTTCTTTCTGCCGCCTTTTATTTTATACCGGGAAAGATTGTTCCTGTCATAGTTAACGGGGTAATCCGGATTGTCTTCGTTGGCATACGCCTCCATTTCGTATGAGATGGTATAATACGCCGAACTCGCAGGATGGCAGATAGGGTTTCCCTTAATCCACTCAACAAAATACCGCCAGTAGTATTTTACCCATGAGCCGACAGCCTGTGCCTGACGCAGGTGTATGGTTTCGTGAGTCATACTCTCCTTACCTGCATAGGTCTGCATGTACTTCTCTATGTTCTCTTTGTTCTCAATACGGTAGATCATCCGTCCGCACCACATCATGAAACGGTATCCCTTGAAAGGATAATGCTTCATGGAAAGCAACCGAGGAGTGTCAAAATCACCCGGCTTGCTTGAGAACAGCATCTTGATTAATTGCCATAATTCTTTCATAAGCATATCTTTTACTCAATTAAATCCATACGTGTTATATACCAATGGTTGTTAAAGGCCTTCATCTCCAAAACATAAGGCCTTGCCATCTGAATTTCTGTTTTATTGTTATATGCTCCCGCCAGTCCGCAGAAATAGTTCGTAGCCTTGTACTTGTCCGGGTTCTTAGCCACCCTTGATGTCATGTCTACTACAAACTCTAATCTCAATCCGTTCCATGATGATGCGGGAGGAAGGGTTATGGTTCCGCCAAGACCATCAGCGGAAAAGAATGTAGATCCCTGAGTGGATGGGTTCACGGTCATGTTACCTTCTGAATCAGCCAGACTATCCATATCGCTTCCCGGTGAATAGAGAAGATCTGCGGTGATAATACCCGACACTTTGACATTACTATCCGAATCCCACGATATGCCCCCATCAGCCAATTTCCCCGATCCGTCTTCTTTTATGAGTGTTTTACCACCACCCAATTTTATATACGCATCATTCTTCTTGCCGGATATCTCCATATTTCCATTCTGACTCTTCATCATGCCATTTTTATACATGAATCCGGCCACATTCGCACCATCGGCAAACAGGGTGTCAGTAGCGATATTCACAAACTTCTGCATGGCTTCCCAGTTCGAATCCCCGT